AGTCCACGCAGTTGACAATCGGTTAGTTTTTGCTGTTAATGTTTCTACTCTGTTGATGTTCTCAACCCCAAACATTATTTCTAACTGCTTTGCAAATTCAGGGATAACTTCAGCACTCAATATCTTACCATCTTTCATTAACTTAGCAAAAGATGCTTCTGTAACCTTCATTTCAGGATGTAGTTTTTGATACGCTGCAATCATAGCTTTAAAAGCTCCAGGCAAAGCATCACCTAGCTGTCCTCTTAATTCTTCCGCTTGTACAGTTCCCTTACTCATCATTTGGTTCAAAGCATAAAAAGCACGCTCTGCGTTCTCACTACTTAACCCCATTACTGCTGTTGATTTAGAAATGCTTTCAAAGATGTTTTGAATTTCTCCGTTGCCTAATTTATCTTTCGCATTTACATAAAATTGAGCGTAGCTTTTCGTTAAATCATTTATCTTTAATCCATAATCCTCCGCTATTCTATTTAAGAATACTTGTTGAGCATAGAAGTTCTCTTGTGTTTCAGTAACATTTTTCAACGCTAAATCCAAAGACTGTATTTCTTTAATTTCTTCAAATACCGCTTTAGTAAATGTGGCTACTGCTGTTATACCTCCAACAACACCAAAAGCCGATAATAAGTTTTTTACAAATCCTATACTTCTTTCTCCTGTTCTATTCCATTTATCAACCGCTTTATCTGCCGCTAAAACTCTTTTTTGTAAAGTTCTAAATTCTTCATGCGCCTGTCTTAATTCACGGTTAAACTCTTTTTGAGTTTGTCCTGCTGCTCTACCTCTTACTAATAAGTTTTGATACTTTTCAGACGCAATCGCAACTTGGGCCGATAACTTACGATATTCTCCAGCAACATTTGAAGTTAAAGTGGCTTCTCTTTTTAATTCTGTGTTTATTATTTGCTTGTCTACTCTTTCTTGAGCAGTAAGATTGTTATTTCTTGTTCTTTGCGCTTGAAGTTCTAATTGTTTTTGTTTTAATTTTTCCGTTGCAATGGTTTCTTTTTGAAGCTCAATAGTCAAATTTCTACTATTTTCAACAAACTCATTCAATCCTTTTGGAGTGTTTATTGTAGCGATATTTTTATTTACCATTAAAGCATTATTTGCCAAAGCTAACATCTTGTTATCAGCTTCAGTAATCTTACTAATAAGTTGGTCAACTTGTCTAAACGCTTCCTGTGAAGCAATCAAATCTATTTCGCCATTATTTGCCATTGCTTTGCTCTTTTAAAATATTCAACAACTCACACCAATATTTAGTGCTTATTTTTTTTGGATTAATAACATACCCTAACTGTAAGTTTTGAGAAACTAAAATCATTTGTTTTTCTAATGATAAAGTCTTTCCTCTATCTTCTTGCTTCAACTCATTTTGCAATAACGCTATCTGTATTTTTACCGATTTCAACTTATTAAGTATCGTTTCACATTCCTTTAAATCACTTTCAAAATTTCCTATTTTCTTTATTTTATAACCCCATTTCTCAAGTGTTTCTATAAATGAAAAACGCATCTTTTGTCCATCTTCTGTAGGCTCAAATCCTTGCATAAATCGTATAATTAATCCTAAAACAATGTCGTGTTTCATCTCTAAATTGTTTTTTCTTGCCATTTTTTGAAGTCTGTTAATCAAACTTCTATCGCCAATAGCTGTGAAATACTCTTCAAAAATGCTTTCATAAACATCACTCAAATCCGTAACATCCAATTTTGGCTGTCTACCATTAAAATCCTTATACAACCACATCAAATCACCAGTAACTTCAATCTTATTAAAGTTATACAAAGGCAATTCCTCAATACTTCTATATATTTTATCAGTATCAATCAAATGTACTTTCTTGCTTGTCTTTGCAATGCTTTCATTATTTCGTTCCTTAGCCATAACTGCTCTTTTGGTGGTAATCCGTATAAATTTGTATAATCGTTAAAAAAATCCGCTTTTGCTCCGCTTCCTGTTCCTGTAGAGAATATTCTAATCTTGGTTAAACTACTGTCAACTTCAACCTCAAAGTTTCCTGCAAATGCACCCGTCCAAATAAAATTATAAGGTTCTCCTGCTTTCTTTGGTGCTAATGGATTTTTTTCTTGAGCAAATAATTCTGTGCTTAAAGAATAAAACCCCGTAAAATTTGGGTTCAAACTTTTTAAAACATCTCCATCACTACCTATGTGATTTTCAATATTATCTAAATTAAGTTTGATAATTTCTTTTTCTTGGCTTAATACATAATCTGCTTGAGTGTCTAAAATTGTAGTTCTAAACTGTTTTAAATTCCTCAAATATTGTCGTATAGTTGCCATTGTTTTTAAAAAAAGGCGAATACCTTATCAATACTCGCCTTTTAGGATTTTAAAAGTTAATTTATACTTATGCAGTTACTGTGACTGTTTCTTTTGCCGATTTATACAAAATATCGTCAACTTCAATAGCATTCAATCCAGTAGTGGCATTATTAGTCTGTAATGTAATAACATCATCTACCGAAAGTGACGCTACTGTCAACGCTACATAAGGAGCATCACTTGTATAACTAATTGCACTCGGAACAACCGTAGCACCATTAACAGTATATTTCAACTTCGCAACTGTTAAATTTGGTACTTGATGGCTCTTATCACTCAACAAAGGATTAAACAATACTTTTGTTCCTGCTGTCGTTGGTTGCACATTCAAAGTAATGTCGTTTACATCCGTTAATTCTGTTGGTGTAAAGTCTAATTCTGACGCATCAATACGCACTTGACGGCTTTCTTCTGTTACATCCAATATCTGAAACTCCATGCTTGTAACAGGTGCTTTTGTTCCATCACCACCTTTATATGTATAAGGATAGATTTGGCCAATAGAAATTCCTTTTACAGTTCCCGATTTCGTTTGTATTAAAAATTTTGCACCATCAACATCATACACCGCTAAATTCCATGCTCCAAAAGATAACAAACTACGCAATGCGTTGGCAAAGTCAATACCGTTATCAAACATTACTTTAGTTAATCCAGGTACTTCTCCTGCTAAACGGTTCAATCCTGAACCTGGTCTAACATCATAAGTAGGTTTATGGTCTTCTGGTTCAAAAGAAACAACACCTTGTAATATAATAATATTACCTTTTAGCTGTTCTTGACGAATGTACGCCTTGCTTTTACCTTGATAAGCAAATCCTGCTCTGGTAAGTTCAATCGTAATTACTCTATTTTTATCCCTTTTACAACCAGCAAAACCAAATCCAGGCATTTCTGATGCCGAACAGTTCAACAAGTTTAAGGACGCTAATAATTCTGCTAATTCATCCATTTTTTTATGAATTTATGAGTTAATAAATAAGTTATTTGCTTTTCGCTTGTGAGGTTTACACTTTCCCCAATGCTATAAAGTTTGTCAACTGTAAAAGGTTTTAATACCTTAAAAGTTTGTACTTTTTTAACTTCGGTTCCTACAACCTCAATTTCTTCAATCTTTTTTCCTTTTTTAGGCATAAGATTAAAATTTAATATTAGTATTAATACATTTTCGAGTTTCAAATAAAACATCAATTTCTAAGTAAATAACCATCCATACATCTCCAGTAGCATTTTCATTATTTACATTATTCCATTGATATTCTTGTATTCTTTGAACGATATAATTAGGCTCTATTCTCGATATTCCACTACGTTCCAAAGCTGTTATTAAGTTATTTTTTATTGGATTTAACAATCCTTTAAATTCTAAATCATAAACCTCTCTACTCGCCCTGCTTACGCCTTGTGAATTACTTGCAATAATTACCTTTGCACGTCTTGAAATTGTTTCTCTAATGCTATCTTCCTTATCTTTATCTTCTATCAACCAAATAAGAGGATATTTTGATATAGTTTCAGGAAGCATCATAAATTCATTTAACTTTACTTGACTACCCCAACTAAACCTAATCTTTGTTTCGACATTGTTGTCGTCTTTATGTGGTGGCATTAAGTCAACAACTTTTTCAAACAACTGCTCAAATGAAGTGGTTATCATAATCCAAAAGAATTTTTAGCATCGTCAATAGTGTAAAAGTAAAACTTGCTTTCATCCCAAGTTGGAAAATCATCTTTCTTGTCAATCAAGTATCTAAACAATGAAACATCTTTCAACTCTTGACCGTACCAGTCTGTAAAATTCTCCGTAATTATCGGATCAATCAAATACCCATCTTGAAACCCTTTTAAAAATTGTAAGTTGGCGTTAGTTATTTTGTAATACGAAGTGAAATTGTCCGCATTTCCTGAATTTGCTTTAACCACTCCAAACGCTGTTAGCTGTTCAGAATATTTGGTTAAAAACATTTCATAAACTCGGTAAGCAATCAACGAGTAATCGCTTTTCAATCCTATCCAGTTTTTATCATCATAACTATCGCCAACTACTAATTTTTTCCATTTAGCATTCGTAGGATTATCAATATCCGCTAATGCTAATTGTAGTTCGTCATAAAGCGTCACACCCAATGCGTTCAATAATAGCTCACGTTCCGTTTGAATACAAAGATTTTTCAACACGTTCACAAAGTTGGGCGAACTTTGCCCCCCAACAGGAATAGGATTTGCAACCGCCAATGGCAAGTACAACTCATTCTCTTTGTTAAACCACGTATTATCTACTATCTGAACCATTGTGTGTTATGCTTTGTTTTTGCTGTTTTTAGCTAACTTTTTTTTAAGCTCATCCGCTTCGTATTTATTAACAAAATGCTTTTGTCCGTTAATTGTAGTTTCTACAACATTATCTTTATAGAAACCTTCTGATTGTTTTTCTTCTTTAGCCATCTTGCTTTTATTTAGAAATTAATAATTAGATTAAGAATCAGCAACAGCAGGGTCAAGTAATGCTTTAGCAACTGTGAAAGTTCCTTTTACAATAGCACCATAATTACTACTAGAAATATAACCCGCACCTCGCATTTCTGCTAATGGAGTAATCATATTTTTAGTCCAATCATTTCCGTCATATCCTAATTGCATAGATATTTCTTCTCTAATTTTGAATTTATATTTAGAGAAATCTCCACAATAGAAATCGTCAGAACCAATACCTGTATTTGTCAATACTTCAACACCTCTTACTTTCATCCCGTCAGCAGTAACAAATGGAGGTAATAAATAATGGTTATCACTACCTTTTTTCAAATCCATCAACGCAGCTTTATCAGGGTGAATGTAAATCCTTGTTGGAATAAATTCTTGACGATAAACCTGTGCAATAGCTGCTCTTAATACATCCATTTCAGTAGCAGCTGTAACCAAGTTAGCTAAACCACCAGCAGCAAAAGGTGTAGCATTTACAGCAATGCCTATAATATTTTGCCCTATTCCATCTCCTGTCAATGCTTGTGCGTCTGCAATTAATGCAATTCTTTCTTCAAGTTCCACTTGAATATCCATTGCAAAACCTTCAATATCTTCAAGCATTTCTTTTGAAACCTTTGTGTAGGCTGTGATTTTTCTAACAGGAGTACTTCTTTCAATATAATCCCAATCAACTTGAGCTTTTGTTGCACCTTCAGCGGTCATCGCTGGAGTTCCATCTGGGTTAATTTGGTCAACCCAATATAAAGTGTTTGCTTTTGTTTTAGAAACTGTAACATCATCCAATACAAAAGGTCTACGTCTTACAATTCTGTTTCTTCCTGCTTCTGTTTCAGTGCGTGCAACACGTCCAGTTACGTTAGTAGAAATCAACATGTCAGCAGCAGCTTTTATAACAAATGTCATAGATGCATTTTTATTGTTTTTCAACGCCTCAAAAGAATCAACATCCGCTAAAATAGCAGCTTTCACTTGCTCTGCAATTGATAGATTTTCGTCTGCATTTCCACCTTTATTTTTGAATGCTTCAAAATCAAGCATCAAATCTTCAAGTTTCTGTACATTTTCCTCAAACTTAGTTTTATCAACTAAAGAAGTTTTTAAATCTTCAATAGTTTGTTTTATAGTTGTCAGTTCCTCTGACTTCGGTGCATTTTCAATGCTTTTCGCTAACTCATCAAGAAACTCTCCGTGAAGTTTAGCTTGTTCCGAAGCTTCCATATCTTTAAATTGAGCATCCGAAACACCTTTTTTCAATAAAAATTCTTTGAATTTCATTTTTTCTTTAAATTAAATGTTTGTAATAATTCTTTTTTTCTTCGGTTTGAGTGTCGTTAGACGGCTCGTTTACAGGAGTGTCATTAGACGGCTCTTGTGTATTTTTATTTTCTAATGTAGGCGTAGCTGAGTTACTACCCATAACCACTGCACTACCCTCAATTATCTTTGCTTCGGTAACTGCCCAAAAATAACCCTTTTCATCAGCCACATCTTTATTAGCAATCAAATAGTAATATTTATCCCAAACAGCTTTTTCTTCTTTGTCCCATTCTGCATCTGAATTAATAGCTAATTCCAGCTTCACATAACGCATCCCTACGGAGTGATTTTTTACCCAACCATTAGAATATTGATTTAGCATAAATTCATTTCGTTTCTTTTCAATTATGCTGTCAAAAATTAATGCTTCGGTCCTACCTTCATAGGATAATCCTAATTCTTTCCACGTCATCAGCTGAGTATAACCTTTGGCACTATCTGAAATGATTTTATCAAAACTTCTATTATGTTCCTGCAAGTGCAAAAAACTCACATTATCAGAAATAGATTTGTTCCATATCCCATTTATATGAACATCGCCATGACTATCAAGAAAATTAGTAGTGTTGATAACAACTTTAACTGCTAAACTTTCAGTATTGTTGCCTTTACTTTCCGATTTGTTTGTTAAATCCTTTTTGCTAACCACTTCAAGAGAACCAAAAGAAACCGCATCTGCGTTTTTTGTTTCTGCCTTTTTCAAAGATATTAACTCTTTTTTGTTGTCTTTCAACGCTTTAAAAAGTTCCTCTTTGGTGGCAAATTCTTTTCCTGGAAATTCTAATACCTTTATCATTTCTCTATAATTTTACCAGTCGCAACTGCTTTTTGTTTTTTCTCAATTTCTTTGGCTAAATGCGGATTGACAGCTTCAATATCGCTTACACAAGTTAATCCTGCTTTACAATTCCCGCAACAATCTGTTTTTTTCTCCTTTGCCATTATAACTGTAATTTTAATATTAAAGCATCCGTTTTTTTCTTCGCATCTTCTTTGCTTATTGTTTCATTCTCAATTGCTATCTTCATAGTTTCCTGAAACTTCATAAGCGTGTCTATCTTTTCATTTATCACAGGCTGCATAGCTGTTAAGTGATCATAACTCGCAACAAGCTGTTCGCCCTTTTCATATAAGTTCCATTGCTGGCTAAACGAGTTCATCGTGTTACTTGCAGTAGTCATTATCGAGTTTTGCAAATACCTCAACTCTCCTTTCTCTTGATTTTCAAACGTTGAATTTGCGCCGTAATAATTCAAAATATCCTTATTCATATCAAAAGCTAACAAGCATTTCAACGCATCATCTTTAAACATATCGTCTAAAAATAACTTCTTAAAATCGCTTACCAAATGTTGTATTTCTACATCATTGTTTGTAATTTGTATATTTTTGCTCCAAAGTATCCTTTCAATTACTGTTCTATCATCTTTTTGAAGTTGCACTGGTGAGCCTTGCATATTGCTTTTATTACGTGCAATATACTTTTGGCTCATTTTTAGATTGATATTTTTAGACTTGATATTTTCATCTATATTTTCAAGTACTTTTGCAATTCCTTTCACTCTACTTGGCGAACTCATAAAAGAATTAGAAGTAAGCCCGTTTGCCAAATCATAAAAAGGAATAATATCTTTTAAGTAAATGTTATGCTTTTCGTCGTCAAGTTTATAGATTATGTATCTTTCTCCAAATGCTTTTCGGTCTTGCTTAGTAGCTATAAATTTATTAACCTTATCGACCTTTCTAAAATCAATATCACTTGGAATTAAGTTATAAATTGCGCTTGGAGTATTCGCTTCAAAGTTAGATGTTCGGGCCTTTTGTTCGTATGTGTAACAGTTTCCACAGGCTGATAAAAACCACATTTGCTGAAAAAAATAATCTTGTTGCGATTGGAAATAATTTGGGTTTGCCAATAATTTAACGTAAGGCGAATTTTCAATTACTTTGCCATCTAAAGTTTGATGTACTATTCTCATCTGAGAATAAATCTTTGCTCTTAACGCTATTAATGTCATTAAAACAGGATTTGTCAATGACATTTCGAGGTACTTCTCAGAGTTCTGAAATCCATCAACGTTAATTTCGTAATAAAAATTACCACTCCTATCACGTTCAACGCTTTTAATTCCAAATAAATTACCGAACAAACCCATATTATATCTATGTTTCACAACATTAATTGCAACAAATTTATAAAAGTTTATACAAAATAAACGTTTTTTTTAAATTATTTTATTCCTAAATGAAATTGAAGGAAGTTTTTTATGTATCTATCTGCATCCATCAAGTGATCATCTTTTTTTATTGGTCTATCTAAATTAACCCCATTAACTACTTCCCACTCATAATTTTCATATTCATATTGATAATTTTCACTTTCTTTTGTGTAGTAATTTATTTGCGAGTTCACAAAATCAATACCTTGATTAACGCTTCCTTGTCCTTTTATAGCTGGTAAAACATAAAACCCTGCATTATTTAATTCTAAAATCCTATTCGGGTCAGCACTATCGGCAACAATTAATGCCTTTTTATCTACGCCTATAATTGTAAGCATTTCAGCTAACGAAACTTGCATTTCACTTATCGGCATATAAAGGCGTTCTTTTGTAAAAAAGGTATTTTCAAAATATTTAACCTCAACCAATGCTGTCGGGTTCGTGCTACCGAAATCTAAACCATAGTAGCTATTTGCATTTAATCTATCAAACTCTCCATTGCTTATAACTCCATACCCTGTATAAATCCTGTTAGGTTTTTCTGCTTTTAATCCAAGTCCATATACTTGCCATTTATACTTATTAGCCGTGTTTTGAAGCTCATTTTTTTGACATCGCTGTAATTCAGATAAATCTAATTCATTAAATTCAAGCTCGTTCAATTCACAGTTATATTGCATTGCTTCGGCATCACTAATTAACTTATTCATTATTACTTCACACATTGCAATAGGTTGATAGCTTTCAATTTTTATGCGCTGTTCTTCTGGACAAAATGGGTTATCCTTATAAGTAGAATGAATGACAATAGCATTATCCTTTTTACTTAACTCCTCTATCCAATGGCTTCTTTTAGGATTCCAATCTATAAATATCAAGTCACACCTTTGGTCTATTTGGTCGAAAGTATCTTTGCTAATTTTATAAGGCTCGTTCAACCACGCCACATTTTGAGTTAGTCCGTGTACCTTTTCTTCATCATCTGCGCCGTGTATTTCAAAAAATGTGTTTCGCTCAGGGTATGCGTAAAAACTCTCTGTTTTATTTCTATTTGCGTAAACAAGCCTGTTCGAGATTGACAATACCTTTTGAAAGTCTTTCCATATTGTATCTCTTGCGTCTTTCTTTGTGTCACGCCATGCTGTAACTCTATAATTATCGTTATTTTCGCATATTCTATGAAGTAATTCAATTAAAGAAAATGTTTTAGAACTCCTCGAACTACCTGTATTAATGATGTACTTATATTTCCGTTTACCATTCTCATCTTTAGCTTTTAAAGCTGAATAATTTTTATAAAATACTGGTGTTATTCCGTATTCCATTTTTTAATCTACTTTAAAGTCATCAATGGTTTTTCCATCAGGTAGGGTTATAGTTAAAGGACTAGACTGGATAGGTTTGTCACCGCTAGTAACATCTGTTCGTTCAACTATATTGTTTAGTCTTTGTGTAATGCTTGGGTTGTAAATTCCTGCCATACCACCCTCTATCTGGTCTTGACGGATAACTTTTCTAATGCGTGAGCAGATAGAGGCATAATCACTGTATCTGTCGTCTTTATTTTTAAAATAATCTCCAATATCTTCAATAATATCATTATCAGCGCACCAGTTTTCAAAACCATCTAATGTTAAAGGTCTTTCTTTTTTTCTATAAACTTCCTCTGCATCTTTTCCAACATAATCATGAACTAAAATAACATTTTTTTTTATTTCTTCTCTATACAAGCAAAAATACTCCCACATCTTTTCAGGCGTTTCTATGTATTTTCTTTTACCCATTTGTTTTTGCTGTTTTATATTCGTTGATTAGATTGTGTTTACATTATATTGCGAAAAACCTTTTTGAAATGCTATATATGTAGAATTTGGCTGTTTTTTAAAATTGCTCCATTCTTTTATAGTCATTTCTTTTTTTAAAGGTGCTTTTCCTTTAGATAGCTTTATAACTTCTATAATAGTTTCATCTGGTAATGTTTGTGTTTTTGATTTCATAAAAAAAGGCTTTAATTTCTAAAAGCCTTTCTTATCCAAACTAAACCAATCTTTTACAGCATTTTAGAAAAGCTATACTATCGAAATCATAGCAAATATAATAATTTATTTTTAATTACTCTAAATAAATATAATGTTTTTTTACAAAAAAAGTGAATTTTATTTGGATATTCACAATATTATGTGTTATATTTGTACCAACAACAACAAAGGTATATTAATTTTAATTACATCAATTTAATTTTTAGTAAAAAATAGATTAAGTGATTAAGATTATAGCCAAAACGCAGTAAAATACGTCTGGTAGGCACTCAATTGGGACAGCTTACGTGGTTAATTCTCCACAGCGACAAAGATTAGAATAGTTTGTAATACTAACTATTATAGTTTAAAGGTATCTAATAAAGCCTTTTAAGTTTTAAACGCAACTTATAAATACGTTCTATAAAAATACATATAGTCTATGGGTACGTTTAACGAAACCTGCTAAATGACTTAAAAGCAAAACGCCGTATCATTTTAGATGTAGTATCAAAGCAATTACGGCACTAAAATTTAATAAAATGACGAAAATAGAAATAATACAAGAAAAATGCAGTTTGCTAAAAAATAAAAGCCAATTTATTAGAGAGTTGGCTTTATTCATTAACGATAAAGGAATAGAAATAAGTCCTCTAACTATTGCGCATCATTGGTTAAACAGATTTTGGCAAATTCCAGATAATCGACAAGACGATGTAATAGAATGTTTAAAGGCTCATTTGTCAAACCCAAAAAATCTAAAACATGAGAAACAGGGAATTAAGACAGGAGCTAACTAAACTTATTGAAAAAATAGAGTTAAGCGATGCACACATACAACTTGCTTTGTCAAATAACACAATTTTAAAAAATGAAGCAATTACTCTTTTGAGCAAGTTGGGAATTACTTAAAAGAAAAAAAAAGATGAAATATTAAGAGCAAAAGTAAGAGCTATGGCTGTGCATCGTTCAAAAAATTAAAAAAACCTCCAGCGGTAACTAGAGGTTTAGTCGTTAAAATTTATTTAAAATCTTAAACATTATTATTATGGCAAATATAGAAAAAAACAACCAGATATGCCCTATTAAAGAGAAAATATTCTCTACAATGATAGAAACTTCCAAAACAAAAGGAAGTCAGCATCGAGATTACATTCTTTTTGAATGTAAACACTCTAACTATGAAGTTAGTTTTGGGACAAGTGAAGAAGATGATTTCAAAGTTAATGTTTTTGATTTTGGATGCATGATAAAAGATAAATGGGTTGAATTTTTACCTACTAAAGATCATTTAGAAATGATGCAAAAAAAGATAGATGAAATTGTTTCGGAAGTTTTAGAAAATAGTATAGAACGTTTTGAAATGATTGAAGATTACTATGAATACTATGGAGTTAAACGTCAATACTTTTTTTAATCATGACACCAGAAACAGAAAAGATACTAAAAACTCTTTTAAGAAAAGAGTTTGACAGCATAGATGTTAAGAATGATTTTCTATTAGAAAAGCAAACAAACATAATGAAAGCATGTGCAGAGCTTGGTTTTAAAGAGTTAGTAGAAGAAATGAATAACGATTTAATTATTGAAATGTTATGAGAGTAGTGAAAATAAGAAAGTTAAACACACAAGAGTTATTTCAAAGAAATAATAGCTTGATAGTTCAAAATATAATCTCAAGAGGTTTTGGTAGTAAAGTAGAAAAAACTAAACAATATGATGAAGCATTTCAAAGACCAATTAATAGACGTGTTGATAGTAGTATTATCAATAGTTTTTCTTTTAACAACAACTAAATTATTAATAAATGTATACAACTAAAGAACTCATAGCATATACAATCTTAGGAATGGTTTTTTTTCTAACAGTACTAGTTTTTCTAGTAGTTTATTTCCATAAAAAATATGGCGACGATGAAGCTGATGAAATAGAAGAAAGAGAAGATTTAAGAGATTATGAAAAGTATCGCCACTATCATGAAGATTAGTTTTAAATATCAAAAACATGAGCAATGTATATACTCTTGAAGAAGTATCAAAAGCACACAACATAAGTGTAGAGGCTTTAAGAAAGAGGTGTAGGAAACTAAAACTTAAACCTGTTTCATACAAAAAAAGATATAGATATGTCTTAACATCAATAGACATTGATATGTTATTTAAAAAGAAAATAGATTTAAAAGCAAAAACACCAGAAGTAATTTATGTAAATACTGTTTGGTTTATATACGAAAGTAAAATTAATAAACAATAAAATTATGTCAAACATTAGCGTAAAGTTAAATCTAGCAGGTTTAACACATTCAAGAAAATTAATGAAAGGAAAAACAGGAGATATTGACTGTTTAATAATTCCTATCGAACAAAACAAATTGTACAAAGGAGAAAAAGGTCTTTACCTCGATTTAACACTTATTGAAATAAAAGACCGTTCAAAACAATCTCCTGACCAAAAAGACACTCATTTAGTAAAACAATCTTTTTCTAAAGAAGTTTACGATGCTATGTCAGAAGAAGAAAGAAAGTCTTATCCTATTCTTGGTAACGCAATTTATTGGGGTAGTTTTTCTAACTCTAACGAACCAACATTAGCAGAACCTCAAGAAGAAGATGACGATTTACCATTCTAAATATACCATTTTTTAATCTAAAAAGCAAATATTATGGAAGTTAAAGATTTAAAAAAATTAAGAAAACCTTTGCCATGTAAATGGCGTATTCAAAGCCTTTTTCCAAACAAAAACAACCCTACACATTGTATAATGATACCTTATGTGGATGCAAGAGAAGTCCAACAAATACTTGATGATGTTTGTGGTATAGAGAATTGGCAAAATAGATTTTTTGAAAGCAAAGGAAAACAATTTTGTGAAATAGGTATAAAAATAAATAATGAGTGGATATGGAAAGGAGATTGTGGAACTGAAACACAAACAGAAAAAGAAAAAGGAGAAACATCAGACGCTTTTAAACGTGCCGGTGTACAATGGGGTATCAATAGAGAAGCATATAATTATGATGTTGTAAAACTACCTGCAAAACAGTACAATGGTAAGTTTTATCCTTCTGATGGTATTAATTTTTTAAAAGGTAACGCTTTACATGATTATTGCAATACAAAAGCAAAAGTAAAGGAACTTGAGGAGTTATTTGAAGAAGAAAATAAGGTTTTAAACGAATAGTTATGAAAATATCTCAATCTCTTATCAAAGAAGTGCTAAAACAAGACCATTGCCCAAAACAAATATTATTTTCATTTGAGCAAGGAAAAGAACTTTATGAGCCAAGTGAAAACATGCTTTTGGGTAGGTATTTTGAAAGCGAATTACTTGGAGCATGCAGAGGTGGTGAAAAGCAAGAGGCCAAATTCTTAAAAGGCGGTGAAAAAGCAACAGCTTATCGTGAATGTGACAAACTAATAGAATTTGCGAAAGAATGTTTTAATTCTATTGGTTTTGAAACAAAATTTGGAAGGTCTCAAATAAATGTAGAAACTGAATTTTTAGTATTAAACATTGACCATTTAAGCTCATATTTCAAAGGTAAAAAAGCAATTATTGATGTTAAATGGACTGCAACAAAACCAGATGACAGATGGAATGGATGGGGTGATTTTGACAGCATGACTGACCAACATATACAAGCGTGTCACTATACGCTTGGAATGTTTGAAAAAACAGGTGAATGGTTTCCCTTTTACTTCTTTGTTTTTGGAAAAGATTTTTGGTTTAGACCTATAAAAGTTAGCTTAACCGAAAATGCTATTAATGTACATAAAAGCAGAATATCATATACTACCGAAAAAATACGTCAATACTCTGAAAATAATTTCAAAGGAAATGGAAATTTCAATAAATGTTATTCATGTCCATTTAAAAATGAGTGTGAAGATAAAGCTGTTCTACCTGAAATAGAAACTTTTTTAATTGAATAACAAACATGATTAAAGAAAAGAAGTGCAAAGGTCATGGAGTTGCTAAAGGCTTTGGTTGTGGTAAAATGATTGATGTAAAATTTAGAGTTTATGGACTTGGAAAAATGTGCTGTTATCCTGATTGGTTACTTAATTCTGATAATGGTAAAATAAAAATGCAAAAAGCTATTTTAAAGGTTCAAAAACCACGAATTGAAACTAATAAGGCTCTTGAATTAAGAAAAGAAGAAAACGCTCTAAAACAAGCGTTAAACAATACTAAATTAGTTGTTCATGCTTATGTTAAATTACGAGATACTGGCAAGACTTGTATTTCTTGTGATGCTCCTTATCAAAATCATTTCCAAGCAGGTCATTTTTATCCAGCAGGAAGTTATGAAACTTTAAGATTTAATCTTGATAACATTCATGGACAGTGTCCACAATGCAACCTATATCTAAATGGAAATTTTGACAATTATAGTTTACGACTTCCTAAACGTATAGGAAAAGAAAGATACGAAAAACTTTTAGAATTAGCAAGCATAGACAAGCAATTTTCAAAGGTTTGGAACATTGAAAACTTAAAAGAAATAAGAGCCAATGTTAAAATTTTATCTAGTAATTTTTTATAACGTTTGGTGCTTGTGTTCAGTAGCGGAAATTCAAGACTGAACATTGCAAGTACAAAACTAGATTGAGTTTATCAGAGTTTTTTCTGCAGGAAAAAAACAACCAAAGCTATTGACACAAACACTTGTTAATGGCTGTTTTTTATTCTAATTTAGAAAATAATTAAAATAATTTACAAAAACGCTTGTTAATTAGAAAATAAGTTATATATTTGCTAAAGAAATAACAATGAAGTTATTTTGTAAATATTAAATTATGAAAACTTACATTTTAGAAACAGAAAACGGATTTTTCTTAAGCGAAAATAATAAATGGAAGCACACGAAACATGTTGCAGATATAAAAGAAGCATCAAAATACAATTATAATGATGCGGTATCTTATTCAAATCTATGGTATCAAATCAGTAATGAAAAAACAAAACTATTAGAGGTTAATTCTGATAGATACTGCGAACTTGTTGCGAATAGTTTTAATGGATTAAGCGAACAGGTTTATAAAAATGATTGGGAAATTGATTATGATTCAAGATATTAATATGCCGTTCATTTTTAAAAACAAAGAAACCGAACAATATAGATTGTTTGGTTCTTTACCTATCCTTTGCCGTAGCATTGGATTTGACGAAAAACAAGAGAAATCATTAAGTTATGTTTTTTCTCAAAAGAAAGAAAGCCAGTTTGAAAATGATAATTTTTTAATCGTGAAAGCTAAACTTGAACGTGGTGGTTCTGCAAAATAGCCATTAACGTTTTGCGTATATACGAG